GTTATCTTCAACGAATTAATTTCACCTAGAGGATTAGGCAATCGTAATCTTCAAATCAATACATCAAAGAACGGACTGACATTAGTGCAAAGTAAGTATTGCATTAAGATGAGAACAGACCAACTCATTAGAGACATGCCGTTGATGTATGAGTATTGGAAGAACGATAAGCGAGAAGATGGTAAAGTATTTGTTATGGGAATGTACAAAGCGTTTCCATATCATCCAAGAGATCATGTATTTTGGGGTAGAACAGAAGATGTGGTGAATGTGTTCGATATTCCGTTCGATATCGAAAGAGGCTCAAATCAGAATTATACATATAACACAAGAGCAGAAACTTACATTGGTCAGTATTACTATGCGAGATTTGATCCATCGATATGGGAACATATAAATGATCCACTCACGTTTTTAGTTGATCGTGGCGAAAGAAGACATGAAGCACTTGAAAAAGATTATAAAATTAGAGATAGAGTTTTTGTTCCTTTTCCTAGAGTAAGCATGTCATGGCCTAAGCACGGATTGGACGAATATCACTATCATGTTGGTAAAGCATATACTGAATATTGGGCGGATTGAAATGATTAAACTTATTCTTCTTGACATTGATGGTGTGATGACAGATGGTAGAAAATACTACGACAAAGAAGGCACCGTTAGACTTAAAACATTTTGTGATAAAGACTGGACTGCAATCAAACGATTTCGTGCGCTAGGCATTGAAGTTGCTTTTCTTTCTGGTGATGGCTTCAATGCAAACATTGCGGCTAATCGAAACATACCATTTTATCTAAACAGAAGTAACGGAACGCACAAAGACAAAGTAGATTTCTTAGATGAAATCTGTAGCGATTGTGGCGCAACACCCGAAGAAGTTGTATATGTTGGTGATGATATCTTTGATGTGCGAATTGCAAACGCAGTTGGTTATGCATTTTGTCCTAGTGATGCCACAGTTGAAATGATAGACGTTTGTTCGATGTTAATGCAACGTGCTGGCGAAAATGTTGTTATGGCTTTATTTGAAGAACTACAATCAAGAGAATTGATTCCTGATTTTGATTTTGATGAACACTTAGATAACGTATACACGTTAGATGAAAAGGAAAAATTTTAATGTATGATATAGCATTGTATGGACACTTAGTATTTGATACAATAAAAGACAGTACTAAAACTGTGAATGAAATTGGTGGTGTGGTAAACGTGTGGCGTGCTTTGAAAAACATAGACTCAGCGTTAAGCGTATATGTCTGCCCAACTAATATTGGAACATCTACAATCACAATAGATAAAGAGAACAGTCAACGCACTAGTCAATCTAATTTAAATTCAATTACAGTTGACGTTAAGACAGAACCAGCACTAATCAGTCATGTTGCATATGTTAACTACATTACCGATATGAGTTTCTTAAAAAACATTTCTGGTTTGGTATTTGGTGATATTTGTTCTGGAAGAGAAATCGACAAAGAAGCATACAAGTATCTAGATTACATTTTTGTATCTGAAGAAGACATGCATTTGTTGAGAGATGTTGAAGAGTTTACTGGAGTTGTTGTTACTCATTCTCCAATGAAAAGTTATAACAACAAAGGCGACACTTTTATTCTGTCTGATGACAAATATATAAAAGGTGCAAACGTATTAGGTGCAGGTGACTTTTATGCCGCTTGCTTTATGTACGGAAAATTAAACACAAGATTAGATCACGAATGTATGGTACTTTCGCACAATCTAACTACACATCATTTGAAAAGTAAAGTATGAAGACAAACGTATTGGTGCCAATGGCAGGCTTAGGTAGTCGCTTTTTGAAAGAAGGCTTTACTGTACCCAAGCAATTGATTAATATTAAAGACAGACAATTGATTGATATCTCACTTGACTGCTTAGATACAAAAGACTGTAACTTGATTTTTATCATTCGTGACGAACACGTATACAATTTCAGAATGGATGAAATTCTACGCATGAAGTTTGGCGATGACATTAAAGTTATTGTATTAGATCACTTGACTAGGGGTTCAGTTGAAAGTTGTTTGTATGCATCTGAGTATATCGACAATGATGCACCACTTGTTATTCATACACTAGACATTGAGTTTGGACCAGTATTTGATCCTAAGATTGTTGGCAGTCTTTTAGCCGATGGTGTTTTATTGACATTCAAATCAAATAGCGCAAACTACAGTTACGCTAAGTGTGATGGTGATAACTATGTGTCTGAAACTGCTGAGAAGAAAGCAATTAGTTCTGATGCATGTGTTGGCATCTACGGATTCAAACGTGGCTCTGATTTCTGCAAGTATGCAAAGAAAATGATTGCCGATGATATTCGTACAAACAATGAATTCTATATTGCACCATTGTATAATCTGCTGATTGAAGATGGACTTAAAATCATTACGCATCCAGTAGACAAGATGCATGTGTTTGGTACACCAGATGAATTTAACTTCTATAAAAAGAATGTTGTCAAACGTTTTGGTGATAAGCCTTTTGCATTGTGCTGTGACCATTCTGGATATGAAGCAAAAGAATTGTTTAAGTCTGTACTAAAAGGACTAGGTAAAAAATATATTGACTATGGTACAGTTGTCAATCGTGACTGCAATTACAAAGACTTTATTGGCCAAGCAGTTAAAGGTATTGAAGATGGCGACTGTGACTATGCGTTTAGTTTCTGTAGAACAGGACAAGGCGTTAACATGTGTGCTAACAAATACAAAGGCATTCGCTCTGCGCTAATCTATGATTACAATGCAATGGAAATGGCTATGCGTCATAACTGTGCAAACTTCTTTGCTATTCCAGCAATGAATGCAAATTCTGAAAATCTACATGAATATCTTAGATTAGGATTTCAACACACATTCGATGGTGGTAGACACCAGTTAAGAATTCAGGAACTTGAATGAATGTATCAAACATAAATGATTATGTGAAAGGATGGTTTGTTGGCGACTTCAATCCATCTCTGTTTAAGAACCCATTCTTTGAGATTGGGCATCATAAACATAAAAAGGGTGAGGAGACATTTCCACACTTTCATAAGGTTACAACAGAACTAAATTACATTGTGCGAGGAGAACTTATTGCGTCAGGTAAACATCTTAAAGAAGGTGATATGTGGACGTATGAGAAGAACGAAGTTTCTGCTGTAGTATTTTTAACTGACGTTGAATTGATAGTGATTCGATGGCCTAGCATACCGAGTGACAAATATGAAGTTGATTGCACATAGAGGATTGATGTTTGGTTCTGACAAGACAAACGAAAATGCACCATATCAAATTGAATCTGCGTTAGATAAAGGGTTTGATGCTGAGATTGATTTGAGAATTGTCAATGACAAATTCTTTTTAGGACACGATGATCCCACATATGAAATTAATTCAGAGTTTCTACATAAAAAGGGACTATGGATTCACGCTAAGAACTGGGAAGCATTAGAGTGGCTCTCAGATACACAATTGAATTACTTCTGGCATCAAGAAGATTCATACACACTAACTAGTCATGGTATAGTATGGGCATATCCAAATCAACCACTCATGCCAAAGAGTGTTTGTGTTATGCCAGAGAATCAAGGAATTAGTTTAGAATACGCATTTAATCTACCAATCTATGGCATATGCTCTGATTACGTAGGCGCTATTGACTATTTCAGAAAAAGATAGTATAATTTACGTATACTAAATAAAAGACCCACTAAACACTTGTGGGTGCTCAAAGAAAGGAAAAATATGAAAGCACTAATAGCGGCTGTAATATTTATATTAACTTTATGCTCTACACACACAATGGCGGCAGACCTTCCATCATTAGTAGAAATTTCAAATGCGGCAGCCTCTCCAAAAAACTCTAGCAAATCAGACCTATATTGGATGGCAATGAACATTTACTATGAAGCAGGCAGTGAACCTCTAATCGGTAAAATAGCAGTAGGTGCAGTTACTCTTAACAGATTGCACGATATTAGATTTCCAAAAAACATTCGTGATGTTGTAACAGAACCACAACAATTTTCTTGGTACAATACTAAGATTGCAAATACTCCACCAACAAACAACAAGCGTTGGAAGGAGTCTTATGAAGTTGCAAAGATGCTCTTGACAAAAACTGTTGGAACTGATATAATTAAACTCTTAGAGGGCGCAACACACTTTCATGCTATTGATATTAAACCATCATGGGTTGGAAAAGTAACAAAAGTTGCGACTATTGAGGGGCACGTTTTTTATAGAATGAAATAAGGATTTGAAATGAATATTATGCGTACTAAAATTGAAATGAAAACAAATCAGCGTAGAACTGGATATCCCTCTAGTTACTATGCATCAGAGAAAGAAGTTTCTAATCCAAACTTCCGTTCTGCTAAACCCGCAGTTAAACTAACTGAATTTGGACATTACAGAAATGGTAGAATCACATCGGTACGATCATATGAGTCTTAAAATCTTAACTCAAAAAGAGTTTGAGTCTGAGATTAAACAAGTACAACGAGATAAACATCCTATCACAATGATTGATGCTATTCTCGAATATTGCACCATGAAAAACATTGAAGTCGAGACTGCGGCATCTCTAATTACACCTCGCATGAAGTCTGCTATTGAGGGTGAAGCGATGAAGTTAAAGATGATTGCACCGAAAGCAAGATTGCCTATTGAGGTTGATGAGTAATGAAGATGGATGCTATAGACGCATACAAGGTTTACTTAGGAGTTAAAAATCATTTTACGTTAGACAGTTACGATTGGTTCAAGTACAATAAAAAAGTCAATGTGACATACGATTCTTTTTTGAAACGTAAAGACAAAATCTTTTTTGCTAAACTTGGCAATCGTAAAGATGCTTACTTAGAAGAGTTTTTAGTTTCTAACTTTATGCATGATACCAAAATGTGGGTCGGCGAACTTCTATCTGAAGAGTGTGAAGAACGCTATAAAGAATGGAAACGTAGACAAGAATCGTTGACGTATGTATTTAAAAATGAGATGGATTTTATCTCTGGTTGGACAGCAACCGAACTGAATGAATTTTTTAATGCGAAAGGTGGAGACCATCCACCGATCATAAAGAAATATTTAAGAAAAGAAATCAGTCTGGAGACATTGGCAATACTTAATTCGCTATTGCAATTTGTCAAAAGGTATGATACAATGATACATGATCCAATCTACAAAGAGGTAAGCAAGTTATGCAAAAAGTACCAGCCCTTTTTAAATTACGATACGGCACGGATGAAAAAGTCACTCAGAGAGTTAGTGGTGACGTAGTGGCAATAATGCGTAAACCATCAAAGGTTTGCCGTCTATTGACACAAAAAGAGAATTGTGATAGACTATATACTATAGTAGATTATGATAAAAGTGGACAAGCAAAACATACATTCAATACTTAACATACAAGGAAATACTAATATGGCATCAACATCATTTGCAGATTTGAAAAAGTCACGCACCAAAGATTTGGAAAAACTCACAGACGCAGTTTCCAAACTTACAAATAAAGAAGAAGGTAAGAAGTCTTATGAAGACCTCCGATTCTGGAAACCCACAGTAGACAAAGCAGGTAACGGTTTCGCAACGATCCGTTTTCTTCCCGCACCCGCAGGCGAAGATGTACCTTGGGTTCAAGTTTTCAATCATTCATTCCAAGGTCCTGGTGGATGGTACATTGAAAATTCGTTGACTACACTCAACAAGAAAGACCCTGTGTCTGAACACAATAGCATCCTTTGGAACTCTGGTTCTGATGCTAACAAAGATATTGCACGTAAGCAAAAGCGTAAGTTGCAGTATATCGCAAACATCTATGTTATCAAGGATCCTGCAAATCCTGATAATGACGGAACAGTTAAATTGTTCAAATTCGGTAAGAAGATTTTCGACAAGTTGAATGACTTGATGAATCCTGAGTTTGAAGATGAAACTCCTGTCAACCCATTCGACCTTTGGGAAGGTGCGAACTTCAAGTTGAAGATTCGTAAAGTTGAAGGTTATCAGAACTATGATAAGTCTGAGTTTGAATCATCAGCACCATTGTCTGGCGATGAAGATGACTTAGAGCGTATCTGGAAGCAAGAGTTTAGTTTGTCTGAATTCTTGAGTGAAAAGAACTTTAAGTCTTATGATGAATTGAAAGCACGTTTGAACAAAGTGCTTGGGCTTGAAGATGGTTCTGCTGGAGATAATTATTACTCTACTAAACCTAATGTGCCAGTTACTGCTTCAACAGCAAAACCTGCGCCAGCACCTACTAAGAAAACTACAGTTGCA